AATGTTTAACGATTTAAAAGTGCAAACATCAACTAATTCTTTTATAACTCTAAAAACTTCTTTATCGTCTGAATTTTTAAGAGTCATTAAAATTTTATGCTCTTTCACCAAAAAAGGTCTGTATACTATTGATTTATTTGATGATGGAAGAGTCAATTCATAGGTCGGTACATCTAATTTAGGCAAAGCCATAATAATATCCTTATTTAAATATTAGTTCTTTCGGGTTTACTTCGGATATACCCCAATTGTTCAGGAATAAATCCTCTCCAATATCTATAACCAAACATTACAGTCATTCTATGTGTTTGATTGGTTGTATTATTATTCAAAGGCATTACGTTGAGAGATCTGGGAAAAACTTCATAGAGTTCACAGGTATACACTAAATTATCCTCATCGTTTAGTTGATGTATTCTCATAGTGGTAATATATTCGCCTTGATAATTTAAAAGAAATGTGTTTGGATCAACAACTAAACTTATCCATTCTTCAATTAAAAATTTTAATTTCATTTCTCTATCAACATGAAACGTAATTGAAATTCCTTCCCCGCCATATTCTGTAGATACTGGTCTTTGATAAGATGGTCCAAATATTCTGTATGATTTAGAATTAACAATAAGCGGGGGGAAATTTGTTTCTTCACAAAAAAGATTTAGAGTGCTACTATATCTCCCATAGTATTGATTTATAGAAGCTGGTATGGTCAATTCTAATTCAAATCTATTGGGCCTAGCTAAACCGTGCCCTAATACTTCTGCTTTAAAATTATCTAAACTAAAAAGAGACATTAAAATTTTTTCCTTGAATCTTGCCAAACTTGATTTTTGTTTGCACCGACGAATTTATCTATGGGGAGTAAAGAAGCAGTAATCCAATTTTCTATAGGAATTTCAAAAAATCTTGATTGCACAAAATCAGATAAGTAGTGTTTTACACACGCCTTAACTGGAGACAGTTTTGTAGAATTACTAAGTATTCTCCAACTTAATATTAATCTAGTTGTATCATCCATTTTATCATTATTTAAGTAATCAGAAAGATAACCTAGAAGTTTAAATCTAGTCATATAAGGTAAATAGTGTAGATTCAATCCGAAAAATCCATCTGTTACTTTTCTATAAGGTAATACTAGAGGAAAGGCATCATAATATGGTAAAGTACTTTTATGTTTTGGATCATAATAAAATAAGTACATCTTACCGGGCAAAATTTTAGTTGTTAAAAATTGTCGTTCTTTCATAATGTTAGAACCAGTAATAGCACCAAGTTTTTTTATTTGAGCTTGATACCATTGAACTGATTTGTCAATTTCCTGCGGATTTACCTTTATATCTGTGAAAGTAGCCATATTATTATTTATTATAAGTTTGAATGCCTAAATCTTTTTCTGTAAGTATCATAAATTTCATTTTACGGTCTTTACAATATTCAAATGCTGCTTTCCATTTAGCTTCATTTACTCCATATTGAAATACTTCATATATAAACTGTTTAGTTTTCCTCTTTGGTATTTCTGGAGGTTTAGTAAATTTTTCGGGTTTAATTTCTATAAGATATTTTTGTATTTCATTATTTTTGTCTCTTATTTTAATGAAAAAATCTACGAAATATCTATGAATTTTTTTATCTATTGGGGAAACGTAAGGAATAACTATCGTTTCGGATCCCCATTCTAATACAGATAGATTAGAATCGCACCACTTCATAAATCTAAGTTCCCAAAGAGATCTATAGATCACATTGTTTAGGTCTCCCTTATATTTCAAGGGATTGTTTATTCTATATCTGCCCTTATATGTGTTTTTATACATAATTTTTTGGAATAAATAAATAATAACTATTTATTGACACATAAAATGGCACAATCAGAAACCGTTATTAAGGAAAGTCCAAAAGAATTATTTCAATTTGATTCAGATATTGGATCGCTTGTTATTAAAAATAATTCTTCAAAATACAAGATAAATTTAATTAGATTTCCGGAAGATTTGGGCCAATCTCCATCCATAAAACATTATGTGACATTTTCCATAAATATTAGAGGCAAATCTAAATATAACTTGGGGCCGGAACGTCTTTTTGCTATAACTAGAGATAATGCTGCACAATTATCTGCCAACGAATTGGGAAATGCCACTAAAGGATTTGCTAAAGTGGCGGGAGCTGTTGTGGGCGGTAGTATAGCAAGTATGGCCTTTAATAAAGTTGCAGGTTCAGTTAAAAAGACAGGTGGCACCACTGCTACTTCTGCAGCAGGTAAAAAAACAGTAGATGTAATAGGACAAGGTGTTGCCGTAGGAGCAGGTGCAGCAGCAGGTGCAGCAGCAGGTAGTAAAGCTGTAGATATTATTAATTCAACTGAACTACTTAAACCGGACACTTCCTATAGAATATCAGATGTGATAGCTCTGCATCTTGAGGAAAAACCATCTGTAAAATATTCTGCCAATTATTCTAATAAAGATTTGGGAACTTTGGCGGGCGTTCTTGGGCAGACAGGGGGAGGAGATCTTTCTGATAGTATTAAAACGGCATCACAAATGGGGGGAGAAATCGGTTCTGCTGCAGTGTTGGGTCTTGCAAAGTTGCCATCAATATTCGGCGGGGCAGATATAAAGTCCGTAATAGGTGCAGGAGCCAAGGTTGCTTTGAATCCCTTCAGAGAAGTGTTATTTGAAGCAATTGATTTTAGAACATTTACTTTCAGATATAGATTGATGCCCAAAAGTTTAAACGAAACTTTAAGAATAAGAGATATTATTAATTTGTTCAAATTCCATATGCATCCTGAGTTATCAAAAAATAGATTATTCTTTATATATCCTGCAGAATTTCAAATAAGTTATTTTTTTAATGATTCAACTAACAAATATTTTCATAAATTTGCTCCGTGTGTTTTAACAGATTTACAAGTGGATTATGGTGGTGAGCAATTTTCTTCCTTCAAAGATGGTGCCCCAAGTGAGGTCAATTTAAGTCTAACATTTAGAGAAACAGAAATTCTCACTAAAGAAAAAATTATACAAGGATATTAATGTACTTCGATAAATTTCCTTACGATGTTTATTCGTTGGACGATAGACAAACAGTTCAACTTGTAAAAGATATATTTAGAAGAATTACTATTTCTGAAGAGTTAAAACAAAATTATATCATTTTTTATTTTTATGACGTGAAGGATGGGGAAACTCCGGAGATATTAGCAGATAAATTTTATGGCGATCCAAATTATCATTGGGTAATACTTCATGTAAATGAAATCATTGATCCTAGATTTGATTGGCCATTATCTACATTTCAATTACAAAAATTTGTAGCTGGAAAATATGGATTGGCTAATGTGCAATCTACTCATCATTGGGAAGATGGAACTGGTAATTGGGTCAACAACGATTATCCTTTAGCTACTGCTATTTCTAATTTTTCTTATGAAGAAACTTTAAATGAAAACAAAAGAAGAATAAAAATACTTAAACCAAATTATCTTATGGATTTAGAAATAGAATTCGATAATAAAATTAAGAAATGAAAGAACAAGAAACACTTAGACGTGCAGGCGATGTTTTTATAGAAACCTTAAAAATACTTAGCACTAACAATACTATTACTGATTTAGAAGAGTTTCTAATAGAATTGAATATATATGAAGATATTTTTAATAATTTTCTGCGCGGTGATATTGTTCTTTCTGATAGTAGAAATTTAATTAAGAGTTTACCTATAGTAGGTGAAGAATATTTATTAGTAAAACTTAGGACTCCTACTTTTCCTGAAGCTATATCAAAAACATTTAGAGTTGTACAACTTACAGATAGATATTTAGTAAAAGATAACAATACTCAAACATATATTCTACATTTTGTTTCACAAGAACTTATAGCTGACATTAATTTACCTTTGTATAGAAGTTTTGAAGGAAATATTGATGATGTTGTTATTAATATTTTCGAAGAATACCTTTTAATGAACAGAGAGTTCGAAACTTTAAATAAGGACAACAAATTACAAGAAATAGACGAAGTAACTAATCTGAGGATAATTTCTGATACAGCTAATCCGGTTAAATTTGTTAGCCCAGGTTGGACTCCTTTTAAATGTATAAATTGGTTAGCATCTAAATCCTTGCCCAAGCAGGGTAAAGCTTGTAATTTTTTATTTTGGGAATCTAATAAAGCATTTTATTTTGGTAACATAGAATCTATATTTGAATGGACAAATAAAACAAAAAATTATTTGGGTAACTATACTATAGCGGTTTCTAATATAGGAGATAATCGAGAAAATAGTATTCAAAGAGAATTTTTAATAGCTGAAACAGTAGAAATGACAAGTACTAC